AGACTATGCTAGAAAGGTTATTCCTTTTATTCAACCGGAGTACTATGAGCAAAGAGTAGAAAAGATAGTTTTTGAGGAAATTGTTGAGTTCATCGTTAAGTATGGTTCTTCAATTACAATAGAAGCACTCAATATTGAGATTGATAATCGTAGAGATTTAACAGAAACTGAAAATAAAGAAATTGTAGAACTACTTTCTAAACTTAATAACAGTCCTGTGGATAAGCAGTGGATACTGGATACTACCGAAAAGTGGTGCCGTGACCGTGCTATTTACTTGGCACTTATGGAATCCATTCATATTGCCGATGGTAAGGATGGTAAAAAAGGTAGGGATGCTATTCCCAGTATTCTTTCTGATGCTCTGGCAGTATCCTTTGATAATAATATAGGTCACGATTATCTTCAGAATTATGAGGAACGATATGAGTTCTATCACCGTAAAGAAGATAAGATTGAATTTGACTTAGAATATTTCAACAAAATCACAAAAGGTGGATTACCTAATAAGACTCTGAATATTGCTCTTGCCGGAACTGGAGTTGGAAAATCTCTCTTTATGTGTCACGTTGCTAGTTCTGCTTTACTACAGAATAGAAATGTTCTTTACATCACTCTTGAAATGGCAGAAGAAAGAATTGCCGAAAGAATTGATGCGAATCTTCTTAATGTTCCAATTCAACAACTGATTGATTTACCACGCTCAGCATTTGAGAATAAAGTAAATGGTATTTCCAAGAAGACTCGGGGTTCTTTGGTAATCAAAGAATATCCTACTGCTTCGGCACACTCCGGGCACTTCAAGGCACTTCTAAATGAACTTGCTCTGAAGAAATCATTTAGACCTGATATTATCTTTATTGACTATTTGAATATTTGCTCCTCCTCACGATTTAAGAGTGGTAGTAATATCAATTCTTATACTTTGGTTAAGTCTATTGCCGAAGAACTTCGTGGTTTGGCAGTAGAGTTTAATGTTCCTATTATGAGTGCGACACAGACGACTAGAAGCGGTTTTGGTTCTTCCGATGTAGAATTGACCGATACTTCTGAATCGTTCGGTCTTCCTGCTACTGCCGACCTTATGTTTGCTCTGATTAGTACAGAGGAATTAGAAGGTCTGGGGCAGATTATGGTGAAGCAACTTAAGAACAGATATAATGACCCAACAATCTTTAAGAGGTTTGTAGTTGGTATTGACCGTGCCAAAATGAGACTTTATGATGTGGAGCAATCGGCACAAAATGACATACTTGACAGTGGTAAAGAAGAGGAGTATAATAATGAAGAAAATAAACCAAAAAAATCATTTGAGGGATTTAAATTTTCATGACACAAGTAATTGATACAAACAAATATATTGAATTCGTTCGCCAAACTACAAGTCCTGCAAGTAGTGACTTTAATAAACTTATTGAAAGAATGCAAGAACTCGATGGGGAAGGTGTAAAACTAACTCATCTTCTTACATTTGCTTTGGGTGCTTCTGCTGAAATGGGAGAAGCAGTTGAGATTATTAAGAAATGTCTATTGCAAGGAAAACCTTTTAATGATGATGCTAAAGTCCATTTGCTTAAGGAGTGTTCCGATTGTTTCTGGTATTTTGCACAACTATGTATCGCTATGGATGTAAGTTTTGAGGACATTATGCAAATTAATTATGAAAAACTATCTGCAAGATATCCTGAAGGAGCATTTAGTGTTCATAGGTCTGAAAATCGTATAGAGGGAGACATTTGATCAATAAATACTAACAAAGTTTATTGTTGTTAATGAAAGACCTTCAAGAATTTATTAATAATATTATTGATATCTTCACAACTAAAAAATCATTACCGAAAGATGTACTAAACGATTTTATCAAGTATTTTTATTTTACACTCGATAAGGAAATAAAATCAAATAAGTCGGAAGTATTAAAGAATAAATATATTAAGATTAGAAAAAATGGTCTTAATTACATTATTGATAATAAAGATGCAATAATGGTGAATATTCGCAAGAAAAAATTAAATAAGTAATGAAAAGTTTTCATCAATTCATATCTGAAGCATCTGCAGCAGCAGACCAGGCTAAACGTCTTGGGTTGCAGGGAAATGGGCACGGAGATTGGTATGATAGAGCAACGGGAGAGTTTGTTGCCAAAACTCAAGGTGGAAAGTTAACGTTTTATAATAAGCGTCAAATAATTGGGGGGAAAGATCCAAATCAAACTCCACATGAAAAGGACGTTCCTTCTCCAAGTTATAATGACCCAAATCTTCAACAGAAACCCCAACCCCAACCTCAACCAGAACCTGCTCCAGAGCAACAACCGGTAGTACAAGAACCGCAGCAAGAACTACAACAACCAGTGGCAACTCCACCACCAGTTCCTAAGACTAAAGGAACTCTGACGATTGCTTTTGGTCGTTTTAATCCTCCTACGGCAGGACATCAGCAACTAATGGATACTGCTGCTGCCGCATCTCAGGCGGATGGTGGGGACTATCTAATCTGCCCATCCAGAAGTCAGGATAATAAAAAGAATCCACTGGACGCAGACACAAAGATTTCATATATGAGGCAGATGTTCCCTGCCCATAGTGAAAGAATAGTGAATGATGCTGCAAATAATACTATTTTTGATGTTCTTAAAAAGGCACATAATGATGGTTACACGAATGTTAGAATTGTGAGTGGTTCTGATCGTGTAAAAGAGTTTGAGAAACTTTCTAATAATTACAATGGACAACTATATGCTTTTGATGCTATAGAGGTAGTATCTGCGGGCGATGATGATCCAGATTCAAAAAGTGTTGAAGGAATGTCTTCCTCCAGAATGAGACTTGCTGCTGCCGAAGGAGATTTTCGTAAGTTTAGAGAAGGTCTTCCTCCAGATATGAAGCGTAAATCAGCACAAGAATTGTTCGATTCTGTAAGAGCATCTATGGGTATTAATGAAAACTGGAATCTCTGGGAAATTGCCCCCAAGTTTGATTACCAGACTCTTCGTGAGAATTATGTTTCCGAAAAAATATTCAAAATTGGACAACTGGTTGAAAATTTAAATACTGGAATTGTTGGGAGAATTATTCGTCGTGGAACTAACTATCTAATTTATGTAACTGAATCTAATATGATGTTTAAATCTTGGATTACGGATGTAATGGAAACCAAAAAATATACCGAAGTTAAAATGGATAGAAAGATGAGAGAACCCGGAAAACCAAATACTTTAGTTGGAACTTCTGGATTCTACAAGTATGTTGCGGACATGACACCTGAAGCACCGGAAACAAATCTACAATACGGAACAAAACCCTATCGTGGTTATAAAGTATCTAATATCAAGGAGTTTATAAATAAGTATAGAAAATAGTAAAGTAGTAAAGTCTTAATATGAAAAATCATATTGCCGAAGATCTGCCAGCAAGAAAATTTGCCCCTGCTGCTGCTGGTTCTGCTCCTGCTCCTGTTGGTAAGGACAATAAAAAAGATAATAGTGGAAAGACTCCAGAGGAAAGAGCAACGCAGGCAGTATATGACATTCGTTATAAGGCAAGAAAAGATGAAATTTCACTTCTTAACGCATATACCGAATATATGAAAAGTAGTAGCATGTCTGGAGAGGAAAGAAATATGGTTAAGGCAAAATTGTTTCGTAAAGTATCTGGTGGTATGAGAGCAGAAGACTTTAATCCTATCTTTAAGAATGCTGCATCTGATAATGTTGCCAAAGCACTTTTTAAGGTTTTTGTTGAAAAGAAGGAAATAAATATTGAAGATCTGAAGGAGTTTTATACAAGACGCAATTCGAGGGGTGAGGTAGTATTTCATGTTAGAATAACGGATAAGAAAACTAAAAATAGTTATACTCGTGATGTGACTCGGAAGAAACTTAATAAACTTCGTGCAAATCCAAATATTGATATTGAAATGTCGGAATATAGAAAGGACTCTGAAATAGAAAGAACCAGAGGTGCTCTTACTGCAAGAGTTACTGCGGGTAAAGGATTAGACCCTGTAGGTCAAGAAGATGGTGATGTTGATAATGATGGAGATAGAGATAAGTCTGATAAGTACCTAATGAAGAGACGTGGTGCGATTGGAAATGCTATTGCAACTCGTAAAGAAGAGTTCATTCACGAAGCAGGTGCTAAAAAAAATTCTACAAAAAAGAGATCTGATAAACTTGATGTGATGCCACCCGGACAAAGAAATACAGTAAATATGTCCCCCACTCAGGGTGGAAATGAAAGAGTTGAAATAGTGGCACATAATGAACTTGAAGGTGAACTGATTGCCGAAACTGGGTACTCAAAGTTTCTCAAAAAAGTAAAGGAAGAAATGGATTGTGGTTCTGATGATAAGAAAAAAAAGAATGGAGTAGATAATCGTTCCCTTGCAACAAAAATTAATATTGCAAAAAATATAGTAAGAGCATCAACTGGTATT